GTTTAAGGTAGCTATAAGTAAACAGACAAAAGACCTAATAGAGGAATTAACACCCGAAGCATTTAATGAACTTGCTGATTACTGTTTAGACTTATCAATACAAGCTACAAATGCCTATATGAACGATTTGCTTTGTACAAAAAAAATTCCAATGCCTAAAAAAGATAGCAATAGTATTGCTGAATCAATTAACGATTATTTTTTACACACAGGAGCGGTGGCAAGCAATTAGCCATAACTACTGTATAGGAGCTACAAAAATATATCTAAAACTATGAAAAACTTTGAATATAAGAAAGTTATAAGCTTTACCAAATCACAAAAACAATCTTTAGAAACGCTAAAGAATTACGACGTGAATGTAAATGAGTTTATCCGTATCGCAGTTCGCGAAAAGATACAACGTGATTGGAAAAGCATAAAAGAAAAGAAAGAAAAAGTATATTGCCCTTTTTAATTACGTAAATAATTTGTATATTTGCAACGTTAGTTAGTACATGGGAACGCTAGCTTTGCTTTTAAAACATTCATCTAAGCTCTTTGAGCAACTTGTAGAGAGTTAAATATGGTTTCCATTTGTAAGCCTGATTTACAAGTTAGGTGAATAAATTGGTAGTGAGTAGTGTGCATTATAAACCACTCGTTTGAAAGCTACCAATTTTTAACTTAACTAAAAACTAAATGATATGGATAAAACACCAACATCGGAAACATTCATTAAAAGCAAAATGAAATCAAATAGTGAATTTATTGTTTGCCACTTAAATGAAGCTAAAAACGCTATGAATGAATACGCAACCATGCTACTTAGAAAACAAGCGGATGTTATTCATAATCATTGTATGGCAGACAATAGTGGTGTTGATATGTTTGACAAAGATGCAATCCTCACAGCAAGTGAAAACTTTATAAAAACAATAAAATGAACGACATAGTAAAAGAATACATAACCTCAGGCAAAGACCTTAGAGAAATTTTAAACGACAGAATTAAAGCCAATGACCGAAAATGGTTTACTATCTTTATTCTATTCACTATAATTTGGATAGGCTATGTTTGTGTTGTGAACAGCAGAAACATTGATGTAATCGAACAAAACAAGGCATTACAGCATGAGAAATTTGTTTCAGATAGTATAATTGATTATTTGCAAAACAAATGTAAAAGTGCTGTTTATTTTGATGACATAATTGTTAAATAAATTTCGTATATTTGTACAATGACTGAAACAGAAATAGATTTAATTTTTGATATTAGAAATCAAGTCATGAAAACATACAACGTAAAAACAGAAGACCTAATCAAAAAAAAAAGAAGAGATGTGTCGGATGCAAATTGTATGACTTATTTACTCGTAAAGAAACACTTTGAAAAGAACAAATCTAAAATAACAAATCAAGCTTTAGCTGATATTTTAGGAATGAATACACATTCAACAATAGTAAATGGAATAGTAAAGATTAAAGACCTTTTGAAGTACGATGCTAGAACTAAACATCTATTCAATAAGGCACAAATTAGAATAATTAATAACGTGAAATAATGGGATATTCACATGAAATTTGGACACTTGAAAAAACTGAAGAGTTTTGTGATAAAGTCCTAAAGTATGTACAAGATAATATCAACTGCTATACACTTGGTAGAGCAACAATAGAATGTGATGAATATGAGGAAGTTATAAGCTATTTAGAAAACAAATTTAAAACTGAGTTTAAATCGATTAAAAAAGCTAAGACTATTTTAAAGCAAAGATGTATTGAATTAGGCATGGATGGCAAGACCAATCCCACAATGACGATATTCAACTTAGTAAACAACTTTGATATGGTTAACACTAATACCAAGTCTACCAAAGGTAAATCAATAAACTCAATTGACTTAACAAAACTAAGCAAAGAAACGCTTGACGAATTGGAGCGCAATGCAGATAACGAAGACTGAAGTATTAGCAGAGCAATATAGAAGGTCTTTCTATCGTTTTGCTAAAGAATCGTTTAAGGTGTTACACAATGGCGAAGGGTGGGTTGACAATTGGCACATCAAGTATATATGCGATGAGATACAAAAGGAAGTAATAAGGATAAATAGGAAAGAGCCCACTCAAAAGAATATAATAATTAATGTACCACCAAGAACATTAAAGTCTGAATTAGTAAATGTATTCCTATCAGCTTATTGCTGGATTATAAACCCATCATTACAAATTATCACAAGTAGTTATTCATCGTCCTTATCAATAAGTCTATCAGTTCAAACAAGAAGACTATTAGAAAGTGATTGGTTTATAAAACATTTCCCTAATGTAAAGCTGTCAATTGATGAGAACACTAAATCTAGGTTCAGCAATACTGATGGGGGGTTAAGATATTCAACTTCAACAGGTGGAACAGTAACAGGTATGGGAGGGGATTTGATTATTATTGACGACCCTCAAAACCCTCAACTATCTAGGTCAGATGTAGAGAGAGAAAATACAAAAGACTTTTTCAACCAAACATTACGAAGTAGATTAAACAATCCAAAGACAGGGGTGTTTATTATCATTATGCAAAGGTTACATGATGATGATTTAACAGGTCATTTGTTGCGTACAGAACCCGAATACTGGAAGCATATATGTTTACCTGCCGAATTAAATGATAACGTGCTACCTGTTGAATTAATAAACAACTACCATAATGGATTACTATTTGAGCAAAGATTGAGCCTAGAAGTGTTAGGACGATTAAAAACAGGATTAGGTTCTTATGGTTATTCTGGCCAATACTTACAAAGCCCATCGCCAACTGATGGCGGCATATTAAAATCCAAATGGATTAACCCTGCGAATGAAATACCTAATGGAACAGTTGACTTCTTTTTAGATACAGCATATACAAGTAAGCAAGGTAATGACCCGACAGCTATAATGGCTTGTATATTTGAAAACAATAATCTTTATCTATTAAAGGTTGTTGAACAGAGATTGGAGTTTCCAGAGTTAATAAAGTACATAAATGAGTTTGTTCAAGCTCACAATTATACAGGTAATTCTAGGATATATATTGAACCCAAAGCAAGTGGGTTGTCTGTTATTCAACAAATGAGGTCATTAACTTCATTAAACATAATAGAATCTAAGCCACCAACAACAGATAAGATAAACCGAGCTAACTCAATAAGTGCCTTTGTCGAATCTGGAAGGGTGTACGCTAAAGATGGTGCTTATCTAAACAATTTCTACACACAACTAAATGCTTTTCCTAACGCATTGCATGACGATATGGTTGACGTATTTATAATGGCACTTGAAGAATACACATCTCACCAACCTATGTATTTCGGATAACTTATAACAATTGATTTTGTTACTTACTTTTAATTTATTTTTGTAATAAAATTATATTAATGAGTTTACTAACTTCGTTATTCAATAGATTTTCTTTATCGCAAAATAATCGTGAAGCTATTTGGAAAGCATTTGGTAGCTTTAATGCTAATCAATTTGCAACTAATTCAGCTAACGGAATTATTAATAATTCATACGAAATAAATACAGATGTTTATGCTGTGATACATCGTATAGTTGAAGTGATAAAGTCTGTTGAATGGGTTGTTGAAGAACAAATGAAAGATGGTAGTTGGGTAGAGATAGAAGATTCAACATTAAATGATTTAATAAACAACCCAAACAAAACAAAAGGACATACTTGGAATGACATTGAAGAAATGTTACTTGTATATTTGCTTACTACAGGTAATGCTTATTTGTTTGGTGAGAGTGCAATGGGACGTTCTTTGATACAAGAGTTGGATGTATTACCTAATCAGTATGTAACAATCAGAACTAACAACAACTTCTTTTTACCAGAATTAAAATATCAATTTACTTTAGGTTCGAATTATACATTTGATAAAAATCAAGTATCTCACTTTACTTATTTTAATCCTGCTTTTAATTCTTTACAAGAAAGTTTATATGGACTTAGTCCTATTGCTGTTGCTGCAAAAGCAATACAAGGTGGCAATGATACATGGGATGCTTTAAATTCATTGTATCAGAATCGTGGAGCAAGTGGATTAATTACTGATAAGAGTAACAGACCAATGTTACCTGATGAAGCAAAGCAAGTTCAAGCAGATTTTAATAATCAGATTGCAGGAGTTTCTAACTTTGGAAAGATTAAAGTAAGTAACAAAGATTTGTCTTATATCCAAATGGGTATGACTGCAGAAGAAATGAAGCTTGTTGAAAGTGGAGTTATATCTTTGAGAGCAATTTGTAATGTGTTTAATATTAGTAGCTCATTATTTAACGACCCTGCAAATAAGACATACAACAATATGAATGAAGCACAAAAGGGTTTCTATACTGATTGTATAATTCCTTTGTCAAATAGATTAGCAGAAAACTTTAATTCATTTTTGGTAAAGAATCATTTCCCAAATAGAAAAGTAAGGATGCGCCAAGAGTTTTGTGAGGTTGAGGTGTTACAAAGCGATAAGAAACTAGAAGCTGAAAAGGATAAGATAATGATGGATGGTATTAATTTGATTTTAAATATGCCAATTACCAATGAAGCGAAGGTTGCATTGATAAATGAGAATTATGATGTAAGTGAAGAAACATTAGCATTGTTAGGAGTTGAAAAAATAATAAGACAAAACCAAAATGAAGCAGTTAAATAATTACGAAGTAAAGACCATTCCATTCGTATTGAAAGATATGGATAGCGTTGGTAGACGTGTTAAGGTAATGCTTGCACACTTCAATAACATAGATAGCGATAGAGATGTAATCCGTAAAGGTGCGTTCTCTAAGTCAATACAGGAACGTGGAGCGAATGCAACAAGTAATCGTAAGATTGCATTCCTAAGACATCATGATTGGGAACACGCGATAGGTAAATTTATTTCATTAGAAGAAACGGACGAAGGGTTATTAGCAGTAGGAGAGTTAGGGCGTTCTTCAAAAGCTAATGATGCGTTCTTAGATTATCAAGATGGGATTATACGCGAACACTCAATAGGATTCAATTATATTCAAGATAAGATGCAATTAGTAGGTGAAGGCGAACAGGCATACTTTGAAATAAAAGAAGTAATACTTTGGGAAGGTTCAGCAGTTACATTT